GACGATATAGTTGACGAATTTTACTGGTTTGATAAAAAGCTATTTAATTTATATAGAAAGAAGTTCCATAGTATTAGAAAACTATCAGCAGCAACCAACATCTCTCACGTTGTAGTATGGAGAACAATAAACAATTGTATTAAAGAAATAAAAAAAAAGATTAATGAAGACTGAATACTTAATTAAGAAAATAGGTAATGAAGTTATAGAGTTGTTATTAGAAAAGAACGCAGCTTACGGAGATACTGCAAACAATCCTTCTAATATATTTAGCAAGTTAGATTCTACAGAAGCAATCAAAGTTAGAATAGATGACAAGTTAGCAAGGATAAAAAACAAAGGATTAAACGACAAGACAGAAGATACACTTAGCGATTTAATTGGTTACTTAGTATTGTTAAAAATAGCATATATAAAAAATGAAAAGTAAAGGTTTAGGCGATAGCATAGAAAAGGTTACAAAGGCAACAGGAATAAAGAAAGCTACTGACTGGATATTTGACAAGTTAGGCAAAGACTGCGGATGCGATGCGAGAAAAGAAAAGCTAAATAAAATGTTTCCTTACAAAGATCCTGAATGCTTAACAGAAGAGGAGTACATATATCTAAAAGGATTCTTTAGTATTAATAAAAATGTAGTTAACAGTCCAGAACAAAAAGAACTATTAAAGATTCACAATAGAGTGTTTAAAACAAAACGAGAGACTTCCAGTTGCGGTTCTTGTGTTAAAGGTTTAGTTGATACAATGAAAAGATTATATAACGAATATGAATACGAAAGAGAAAACAAAAGCAATTGAAAGAAAGCTATTAATGTTTTTAAATAAATACAGTGAAAATACAGTGAAAAATGTCAAGAGAACAAAACTTAAAAAGTTGGACTAAAGGTCAGAGCGGTAACCCTAAAGGAAAACCAAAAGGTGCTAAGAATAGAAGCACAATCCTAAAAGAAATAGCAGAGCTTAGAACAAAAGGAATTCATCCTGTTACTGGTGAAGAGGTTTGGATGACTAACGAATATAGAATGGCTATGGCTGTTATAGAGAAGGTTATACAAAAAGGAGATGCACAAGGCTTGAATATGGTGTTAGATAGTATATACGGAAAACAAAAAGACACTGTTGATGTAAACACTACTGAAGATGTTAACTTTGATTTTAGAGAAGTAATTGGAAGAATTAAATCTCAATAAAAAATATTTAGTATTTAAAGAATCGTTTGCAAGGTACTTTATTGTAACTGGTGGTCGTGGTTCTGGTAAATCATTTGCTGTTAATTCAATACTATTATTACTAACCTACCAAGCTGGTCACACAATACTATTTACACGATTTACTTTAAGAGCTGCAAGCATTAGCATCATTCCAGAATTTATTGAGAAGTTAGAAATATTAAATCTAATTGATAAATTTAAAATAACAAAGGATGAAATAATTAACAAGGGTAACGGAAGCAAGATAATATTTAGAGGTATTAAAACAAGCTCAGGAGATCAAACAGCTAATCTTAAATCATTACAAGGTATTACTACTTGGGTAATGGATGAGGCGGAAGAATTAAACGACGAAGATATATTTGATAAAATAGATTTATCTGTAAGAAATAAAATCCAAGAGAATAGAGTAATATTAATATTGAATCCAACAACCAAAGAACATTTTATTTATAAAAGATGGTTTGAAGATAGAGGAGTTGCTGCTGGTAGTAATATAACTAAAGAAGATACTACCTACATTCACACAACATACTTAGACAATATAAACAACCTTTCAGAAAGCTATATTAAGCAGATTCAAACAATGAAGGTTAGAAGGCCAAACAGATACAAGCATACAATTGAAGGTAGTTGGCTTGATAAAGCAGAAGGTGTTATTTTTACTGATTGGAGTATTGGAGATTTTCAACAAGTAGGTAAAGTTGTATTTGGTCAAGATTATGGATTTAGCAACGATCCTTCAACGCTCGTTAAAACAAGTATAGACAAAGAGAATAAAGTTATCTATATACAACTATGTTTCTACCAAACTAAATTAACCACAAGTGAGATAGCAGTATTAAATAAAAAGTTTGCAGCAGATAATTTAATAGTTGGTGATTCAGCAGAACCAAGATTAATAACAGAACTAAGTAGAGACTGTAATGTAGTGCCAGCAATTAAAGGTCAAGGAAGTATTACGTTTGGTATTAGTTTACTGCAAGATTATGATTTAGTAATTACTGAAGATAGTACAGATTTAATTAAAGAGTTTAACAACTATTGTTGGTTAGAAAAGAAATCACAAACACCAGTAGATAACTTTAATCACGCTATTGATGCGCTAAGGTATGCTGTTAGCTACCAATTACAGAATCCAAGTTTAGGTGAATACCACATTTATTAAAGCGTTGCTTAAGCCACCCTTAAGCATTTAGATAAGAAAAGATAAGATAAGATAAGAAAAGATATATAAGAAAAATAAAAAAAAAGTTTTGTAGTTTATAAATATATTTATATATTAGCCTTGTAATTAATTAAAACCAAAACAAATGAAAAAAAAATTTATTTATGTAGACCAAATACAAGATTTATATCCTCAAGATGGTAAAATACATATTGAATGCGAACAAGGAAAAGTTATATTTAATAACCAAGATTTATTTGATTGGTTAGTTTGTTTAAATAGAAATTGCATTTCATTATCTAATAAAAGAAGAAAAGAGGTTTTTAGTTATTTAAAAAAGTTAAAATAAAAAAATATTAAGAGCCAGCCGAGTTATCTTAGCGTAAGTGCTCAAATAATTAGAAGCTACTGTAATAGGTAGCTTTTTTTTATTATATTTGAAATAAGCAAAAAATTAATTTGCGTTTTGGTTAAAATAGGTAGTCGGCAAAAGAGCGTTACCTATTTTTTTTATATTTGTATATAACGATTCACTAATTAAAACGTTTATATATAAATGAAACTTACAATTAACATACCTGAACAATTAAGCGAAGTTACTTTAAAGCAATATCAAAAGTGGTTAAAGATTGCTGAGGGTAAAGAACTGGATTCATTTCTACAACAGAAGATGATTGAAATCTTTTGTAATATACCACTAAAGAATGTTCTACAAATAAAAGCAAGCGACATTAATAATATTACTGAAGAACTTACAAAGTTGTTTACTAATACACCTAAGTTTATAGATAGATTCGAAATGAATGGTAAAGAATTTGGATTTATACCTAAACTCGATGACATTAGCTTTGGTGAGTACGTTGACTTAGATACCTACCTTGCTGACTGGGAGTTGATGCACAAAGCAATGGGTGTTTTATTTAGACCAATAACATTTAAAAAGAAAAAGCAATACTTAATAGAAGATTACGACAGTGCTGAAAAGTACGATATGACAGAAATCACTTTAGATGTTGCATTTGGTGCGCTTGTTTTTTTTTGGAATTTAAAGAGCGAATTACTGAAAACTACCCTGAATTATTTAGCAACACAGGAGGAGGTAGAGCTTCCTCAGCAAATGCGGGATTCGCTGCTAAATGGGGGTGGTATCAATCTATCTACGGGCTTACTATGGGAAACATTCTCAAATACAATGAAATTACCAAATCAAAACTACACACCTGTTTAATGCACTTAGCATTTGAAAAGGACAAATATGAATTAGAACAACAACTATTAAAAAACAAATAATGACAAAAGACGATATATTAGAAGAATTAACAGAACGTAACTTATTAATCGAGAATGAACACATTATTCTGGTAGATGGATTTGAAGAAGCATTTATAGGTATATCAGCAAACAACCCAATTAAGGCAGTTTACGATTATTGGATATGTTTAGATTTATTAATACAAAGAGAGGGTGTCGACTTTGATGAAGCTATTGATAGCTTAGATGAATTTATTGAACAAGACTTAGGAGAACATACTCCAACTTATATAAAATTAGTATGAACAGTTTTTACAACATAATAGACAAGATCAAAGAAGTAGTTGTAGCAGAACCATTTAATAATGAAATAACATTTGGTGATATTGCTGACATTGATTTAAAGAAGCAGAGCTTATTTCCTTTAGCTCACGTAATGGTCAACAACAGTACTATCAATAACAACTACGTAACTTTTAACATTACTATTTTCTTTATGGATTTAGTAGACATTAGCAACGAACAAGTAACTGATCTATATAGAGGTAATGACAACAGGCAAGATATATTAAACACACAATTAGCATTAGCAACCAGAGTTATAAGAGTTTTACAAAAGAGTGATTTATATAGAGATAAATTTGAATTAATTAATACTGCAAGCTGCGAACCATTTACAGAAAGGTTTGACAATATGCTTGCTGGTTGGGCTGTTACTTTTGATTGTGGTACTAAAGACGAAATGACCTATTGCTAATGAGTGAATTTAAAAAGGCATTAGAAAATTATGCGGAGTTTGTTATTAACAAGTCCAGACAAAACCTTGCTAAAGGGGGTAGGTTTGGAACACATAACAAGTCAGGTGTATTATCTAAAAGTCTTGAGTATATTATTAAAGATAATAAGGTTTCATTCTTAAGCGAAAAGTATGGCGAGTTTTTAGACAAGGGAGTCAAAGGTTCTAAGTCTACTTATCCAGAAAGCTCTGCAAGTCCATTTAGATACAGAGATAAAATGCCGCCAGCAAAAATATTTGAAAAGTGGATTAAGCAATCTAACATACAAGGTAGAGATAAAAAAACTGGTAGATTTATTACAAGAAAGTCATTAAGTTACATAATAGCAAACAGCATATTTAGAAAAGGAATTAGAGCAAGTTTGTTTTTTACAAAACCATTTGAGGAGGCATTGCCACTGTTTGAAGATGAAATGTTAGAAGGCTTTTTAAACGATAATTTAGAAATAGAATGAGTACAATAATAAGAACAAGAAGTCCTTTCTTTATAAGGACACCACAAGAAACTAATAGTGAGTTAAGTTACTTTCAAATTAATATAACTGTATTTGGTGGTTTAAGTAATTCAACGGAACAATGCGATGATTTATATGCAACCTATTCACTACAAAAAAAACCAATTGGAAGCGAAGATTCTGTTAGTGTAGATATTAGCGAAATAGTAAACGACCATCTTGAGCAAATATTTACTGGAGTTTATTCTGTATCATCAGCAAAAAGCTCTATTTGGGTAACTGTTGCAACATCTCCAAGACAAGCAG